GAGAGTTATTTTAAACGGCAACACCCTAGGCTTTACCCGAACCTCCGACGACACGGCAGAGATCGCGTACTACGCAGCTGCCGGAACACCAACTGTCGGACAGCAGATTCGCATTGACGGAGACGTCTGGAAGGTGGGTACGATCACCCAGAGTGAGTACGTACGCCTCGTAATGGTGGCTAAGCTATGGCGGATCTCCTAACACCAGATAGCCGAACTCTTCTAACTACTCTAGCAGATCGAACTGTAACGTTTCCTGCAAGCGATCGTACCCTGGAAGTTGCGGGCCGACTAGATGATGGCCTACCCCTTCCTGTACAACCCTCGCAAAATCAGTTTCTTAGCGGTAGTATCTTTATCGGAGCACTATGAGTACAATTACAAAAATTACACCAGAAGGCTTCGACGTTGCAAACGGCTTTCTGCTCTACGGAACAGTCGAGGATACTGCCGAGCAGATGCAGGTTCCTAGGCACGAGGTAGTACGAATTCTTCAGACTCCTGAAGTCAAGCGTTACCTAGACGGCGTGTACCTAGACATGGGTTACAGAAACCGTGATCGTATTGGTGCCGCCTTTGACAAGATGATTCAGGCTAAGCTGGAGGAAGCAGAAGAAACCGGAGTCTATAGTAGCAAGGACTTAGCCGAGCTACTAATGATGCAGCACAAGATGCGCATGGACGAAATCAAGGCAGCTAAGGAGGCCGGGCCAGGTATCGCCGTGCAGGTGAACAACAACTCATTGGGTAATACTGCATACGATAACCTGATGGGAAAACTACTTGGACCAAAGACCTAAGAACCTCTGGGAGTTTCTAGACTCCCTGTTGGACAGACTTCCGGGATGGCCTAGCGAAAAGCAGTTAGTTATGCTGACTACTTTCGGAATGGGCTTCATGATGATTATCATGGCTCGAAACGATCCTAGTCTATGGGGCGTAGAACTGTTTAAGACGCTAATCACGGTTGTAATTGTAACCGGATGCGTAAACATGATTCTGTCGTTCTACTTTACAGCCAATAAGAGTGACGAGCAACGCTCCACTAATACTGGTAAAGCTTTCGATGCCATTACAGCTGCGGCAACCGCAGCCGGTAGCGGAGCTGGCGATCCTAATACGATCAAAGAAGGTGACTCCGTCACCCTAGAGAAGAAATAAATGGCAACAGAGAAGGTAGTAAAGCGCGGATACGTTAAGTGGACTGACGACGACGGCGTTTTCCACAAGGAGCCGCTTGCGGATCACCCAGAGCTACTTGCAAAGGCAGACGCCGCTGAGCAGCTTCAGGCGGAAGAGGCTCGACGCCTAAACCACGCCGCTGACGAGTTCTACGCAGATCGTGAGGAGGATTCCGAGCAGGACGCAAAGGACACAGTCGCAGCCCTCAAGAAGGCGCCTGAAGAAGTGCTCACCGCAGCACAGCTCGTAGCCGAGGCTCCGGCCTCCGCACCTGAGGACAACGGCGAGAAGTCTGAGGAAGTCGAGCGACTTCAGGAACCAGCTGACACCGATCACGAAGCCGGCCTAGCTGAGCTCCGCGAGAAGACTGCGGACTAATATGCGTATAGACGCCCCACTTCTCACTGGAGCGGACGCAGTTGCCGTGACTGCTGATATGCTAATGTACAAAAGAGAGGACTTTAATCTAAAGGACGATAAGATAGTTACGGCTAGTATCGACGCACCCTCGATAAAGTGTGGAAGCATTTCACTTAGTCACGGCATTATGTTACCCTCCGGCATGATGTTGTGGGGTGTCAAGACAGTTACAAAAACTTACAGCTTGGGAGAGTACAGCGCAATTGTGGAAGTTCCCGAGTGGGGCAAATATAAGCCCATAGGATACGAAGAATAATATGGCACTCCTAATCTCAAGAGCAGATGTCGTTTCTGACCACATCATTGAGGACTTGCCTGATAGGTTCATCAAGGTACCGATTAGTCGGTACCTTGAGACCATTCAAGTAGAGCCTCTACCATCACAGATGGCAATCATCAATGCGGTCAACAAGTATCGTTTTGTATGCGCAGCCATCTCGCGACGTCAGGGTAAGACCTACATCGCAAACATCATCGGACAGTGCGTAGCACTTGTTCCGGGTTCGAACGTGCTTATCATGAGCCCGAACTATAACCTGTCTACAATTTCCTGGGACCTCCAGCGTATGTTCATCAAGCATCACATGCTTGAGGTGGACAAGGACAACGCAAAGGATCGCGTAATCGTTCTCGGCAATGGGTCGACGATTCGCATGGGTTCCGTTAATCAGGTAGACTCCTGCGTAGGACGTTCCTACGATCTCATCATCTTTGACGAGGCGGCACTGACCTCGGAAGGTAAGGACGCTTTCAACGTTTCGCTAAGACCAACCCTAGACCGAGACAACGCTAGAGCCATCTTCATTTCCACGCCTCGTGGTAAGACGAACTGGTTCGCTGAGTTTTGGAACCGCGGCTTTGACATTAACGCTGACGGACAGCACGAGAAGTTTCCTCAGTGGTGTTCTATTCAGGCAACCTACAAGGACAATCCTAGAATGACAGAAGAGGACGTTGCGGAAGCACGTCGTACCATGTCTGACAAGGAGTTTGAACAGGAGTATGAGGCATCCTTCAACAGCTTCGAGGGTCAGATTTGGAGCCTCGATGAAGACGAGTGCGTCGTCGACCCTAGTGAGGTTCTCGAGAGCGGCGATCTGAAGTACCCAGCATTTCACCCTGGTGAAGTCGAGCTGGATATGGTTGCTGGACTCGACCTTGGTTTCCGCGATGCTACGGCAATGTGCGTCATCGGCTACGACTGGAAGGGTGAGAAGTTCTACGTACTAGACGAGTACTACGAGAACGGTAAGACTACCTCGGGATACGCTAAGAACGTTTCTAGGCTAATCGATAAATGGGGTATCGACTACGTGTACATCGACTCGGCGGCGCAGCAGACGAGGTACGACTTTGCGCAGGAGTACGACATTCCGACGATCAATGCGAAGAAGTCGCTTCTAGACGGTATCGGTTACGTGGCCTCTCTAGCAGACAACAACAGAATTATCGTGTCCAAGCACTGCAAGAAGGTACTGGCTGCCTTTGACGCCTACCGCTGGGACCCTAACCCTAATCTGGTAAAGGAAAAGCCGCTTCATGACGAGTCGTCACACATGGCAGATGCTATTAGGTACGCACTCTATAGTTTTGAGGGCCAGATCGGCGTTTCGTAAATAGAGACTACGCTCTCAATCCCTGGCTTGCCAGGAATAGGTAATATTTAATGGCAACTGATACAACCATCGGCCTTAGGGATGGAGCTGGTACGTCATTCCCGGTGAAGGCGTACCGATACGATGATGGCTCTCATGCCATGTATCACATAAATGACGGAATGACGTTCCTGCCTGACGGCATGGGTGTTCAGATGATGGGTACGACCATGAAGAAGTTCAGCGATGGCTTCTCTGGTCCTACCGTAGCTGCTGGTGCCGCTACTATTGCAGCTCTTACTCAGTGGACGGTAATTCGTAACACCGGAAGCATTGTTCCACAGATTACAAATGGCACTCTGACACTGACTTCAGGTACTACGGCCAACTCTGAATTTTTGATGGTAGGAAACACCATCTGCACTATTCCGCAGAATCTTATCGTTACTCTGTCCATGAACGGTCGCAGTTCAAACCAAGAAATTCGTGTAGGATATCTTGAAGTCGACGCTGCCGGTGTTCCGGTCGACAATCCGAACCTGACGGGATTCTGGCGTAATTCTACTAGCATGATGTGGAATGGTACGGCTAGCGGTGCTATCAACATCGAGTCGATGAGCGGCGGCAACCCAACGATGAAGGTACTTCCTCTCGTTGGACAAACAAGCTCCACCTCCACGCTAGAATACGCTCTGGAAGTTAGACCCGAAGACGTAACCTACCAGCAGGCTGTTGCCGATACCGTCGCTGCAAAGCTAACAAATGGTGGCCGACTGTCGACAACTGTTCCGTCTCCTAATGTGCGTTACGCGCCATTTATTCAGGTAAAGAATACTGGTACTGCAACGAGCACTATCACTACTATTCAGCGCATCATCTCTATGGACATTCAGGAGTTGCAGGCTGAAGTCGGTGGTGGTCGCGGTAACCTAGCAGCATCTCAGGCGATCCCCGTCGCAATTGCAGCCAGCCTCGTAAACCAGGGTATCTCCGGATCAATTACGGTAAACAACACGCAGGTAAACACAGGCACCAACGCTGGTTCTGTATTCAGAGCTTTCTCCGCTGCTAGCGTAAACGCTACCGTAGTCAAGAGTAGTGCGGGTAAAGTTTGGGGCGGATTGCTCACAAATTATACGGCCTCGACACGTACGATCAAGTTTTACAATAAGAATTCCGCCCCTGTAATTGGCACTGACTCTGTACTGTTTAGCGTTACGATTCCACCCGGCGGAAGCAACGGTGGTCAGGTTCAGCTAGGTACAATCTTCGACCAGTACGGACTCTACTTCTCAAGCGGAATCGCGTACACGATTACGGACGGACAGCTCGACTCCAACGCAGTAGCAGTTGGACAGAACGACGTTTCTATTCAGCTCTTGTACGTATAAGGGCAAGCACACCGAAGCATAGGCTTCACAGACCGCGGCTCTATATAAGCGCGGAACAGGAAATAACATGGCACAACAGAATATCGGCGCAGGCCGCCTCGATCAGCGTACCGCAGGTGCGAAGCTAAACAGCAACTTCACGGAGCTCTATACTCGTAATCCGCTCGTAGAAATCGTAGCTGCAAACGCAAACACGACCTTCGTCGTTCCAGCCGGTCACCAGATCGAGCACATTGCGTTCTTTAACACGACTGCAAACGCCGTCTCCGGCGGTGTAAAGATCGGACAGACGAACGGCGGAACGGAAGTGGTAGCAGCTCAGGCTGTCGGAGCAAACGCTCTAGGTACGGTTGCTGGCGCAGACGTTCTTAAGCGCGTGTTCAGCACGACCGCAGCTACTACGCTGTACGTGCAAGCCGTAACTAGCTGGGCGTCCGCAAACGTGCAGTTTAAGATTACGACTCGCAAGATGTTCTAATCACAAATAACTCCCTCGAGAAAATTAGTCCTTGACTTTTTACCTCGGGGGAGTTATACTCGTGTCAACAAAGGAGAGCTTGTGGCAAACAACCTAAAGAGAGACCCCATCAAGTATGTACGAGATAGGGCCAAGGCGGCGTACGTAAAGGGAAGCGAGTGTTACATCTGTGGAAGCACAGAGCGTCTAGACTTTCATCACTTTTACACGCTCACCCCACTCTTTAATAAGTGGTGCCGCGAGAACAAGTTTAAAACACTGACCGAGGATGACGTGCTAGCGATTCGAGACCAGTTTATCGCTGAACATAGACCTGAACTGTATGACCATGCAGTTACCCTATGCCACGATCATCACTTGAAGCTCCACTCTATCTACGGCAAAGATCCTCCCCTAGTAACTGCTCCCAAGCAGATGAACTGGGTGAAGATACAGAGAGAAAAGAATGGGCTTCCTAGATTGGACGGTTGAGAAAGTCGCCGCCACCGAAAAGTTAAACCCCGCTCAGGGTCTATTGAGCAATGAGGGCAAGCTAGAATCGCCTAGCCTCTCCAGCACCTACTCTTACCAGCAATGCTACGAGCAGCTTGAAGTGGTCAACCGCGCAGTCAACATGATTGCCGACGACGTCGCTGCCATTAAGACAAAGGTAGGGGAACCCCTAACGATTTCAAGCCGACCAAACGTACGAAAGAAGAGCCTTGAGAAGCTTCTGAACAAGGAACCTAATCCCTTTCAGGACATTGACTCTTTTAAGCGCGATGCCATCATGGACCTAATCCTAGAAGGTAATCTATTCTGGTACTACGACGGCGTACACCTTTATCAGCTTCCAGCTACCCGCATGAACATCATCGCGGACAATCGAAATTACGTATCGTACTACGAGTTCGACGGACCGCAGAAGCGGTTCGAGCCAGACGAAATTATTCACGTAAAAGACAACGGTTACAAGAGCATCTATCGAGGTGCCTCACGACTAGAGCCAGCGCTTCGTACGATGCGCATCATTCTAGAGATGAGAAACTTTCAGGACAACTTCTTCAAGAACGGAGCCGTTCCAGGACTCGTTCTCAAGAGCGAGAACACTCTCAACGAGCGTCTTAAGAAGCGCCTGACTGACGAGTGGGCTAAGAAGTATCGTCCGGGTGCAGGCGGTAGACGTCCAGTTATCCTTGACGGGGGACTTGAGATTGACCAAATCTCTAATCAGTCTTTCTCGGACCTGGACTTTCAGACGTCAATCGAGGGCTGCGAAGGCACGGTTCTAAAGGCACTGGGTGTTCCACCCATCCTGCTAGACACCGGCAACAGCGCGAACATTCGTCCTAATCACCGACTCTTTTACCTAGAGACGATCATTCCGATCGTTAACAAGATCAACTCCGCGCTAGAGCGTTTCTTTGGCTTCGAGATTTACGAGGACACTACGTACATCGAGGCTCTGAGACCAGAGTTGCAGGATCAGGCGTCTTATCTACAGACACTGGTAAACAGCGGGATCATTTCCGCTAACGAAGCTCGCGTAGAGCTAGGCCGTGAGCCACATCCTGATGCCCAGCATGACGACCTCCGAATTCCGGAGAACATTGCGGGCAGCGCTGTAAATCCAACGCAAGGCGGACGCCCACCAGCAAAGGATAGCAATGGCAAATAAGACAGAAGCCTTCGAGACCCTCAAGGCGTATTTTGAAACTAAGGGCCGCGTACTGAATGCTCTAGAGTATGCTCGCGAGACAGACGCCCCCATACGTTTCCAATCCGTTAAAGCAATGTTTGGCGGATGGAAAAGATTGGAGAAACTACTAATGAGTGATGAGACACCAGCAGGCGCAACCGACATTGACGCCGTACTTCGTGCTCGTAACGAAGCTGCCGCTGCTGCTGCAAAGCAGTGGAAGGAAGCAAGTGAGAACCAGGACGTTAAGGCACGTCGTGAAGCCGAAGCACAGGCCGTAGCTGAAGTACTCGCTCGTAACGCTGCAACCCCAGAGGGTGCAAATGCGAACAAGGTTGCAATCGGCGGTAAGCTCCCACAGGAGCAGCAGGACTTCACTGCAATGGGCGCCACTGTAAAGACGGACCCAAAGACGCTTGAGCAGACTGTCGTTGACACGAAGCCAGAAGTTCCAACCACGGCTAACGAAGATCCACGTACTCCGCAGGAACTGCGTGACGCAGTAGCTGCTGACGGTGTAGACGGTGGCTCTGCTCCTGTCGGTACCGCTACCGCGGGTGGCTCAACCGGCCAGGCTTCACGTGACACCGTCGACGCACTCGGTGCCGACACTGTAGACGCTGAGAAGATCGAGGACAAGTCCACGACCAACACCAGCTCTACCGAGAACACCAAGGTCCCTGCTGACGAAACCAAGGCCGCTCCTACCAAGAAGTAAGGTATAGCCAATGGCTCGTATCTTTACACTCGACTCTCGAATTAAATCAATTCGCGACGAGGGAGATCGGCTGAAGATCGTAGGATATGCGAGCACAGCTGATACTGATCGTGTCGGGGACGTAATTGTCCCCGACGCTTGGACTAAGGGTGGTCTAACAAACTACGAGAAAAATCCTATTATCCTATTTAACCATAACTATAGCCTGCCAATCGGCAAGGCTACAGCGATGGAAGTAGATGCTAGTGGGTTGAAGATTGAGTGCGAAATCAGCAAGGCTGCTGGTGCCCACTATGATCTGATTAAGGATGAGGTACTGAGTACGTTCTCAGTAGGCTTCCGAATTAAGGACGCGGATTATAACCAGACTACTGACGGTTATATTATTCGCGATGCCGAACTACTAGAGGTATCGGTCGTTTCCGTACCTTGCAATCAGGAAGCCACGTTTAGTGTTGCAAAGTCTCTTGACGGCGACAGAACTAAGCTTGCCGAGTTTAACAAAGAAGTAAATGCTTTAAAGGGCCAGGAACCTAGTAACGAGGAAGTAATTGCTCCCTCCACAGAAGCCTCGTCCAAGGGCGGCGAAGAATCTACGCCTCCGGAGAAATTTTCAATGACACCAGAAGAAATCGCAGCTATGACTCAGAAGGCTGTAGCAGACGCTCTAGCAGCGCAGACCGCCGCTAACGAGAAGGCTGCTAAGGAAGCCGCTGAGAAGAAGGCTGCCGAGGAGGCTCTCACTCAGGCCGTGACCGTCGCCGCTGCTGCTGCCACGAAGTCAACGGAAGAGAAGATGCTCGCTACCCTTGAGGAAAAGATCAAGGCAAACGACGCGACTTGGGAGAAGTCCTTCAACGAGATGAAGGAAGACTTCGTAAGCAAGGCTAACGAGTTCCGCGCTATTAGCGAGAGCAAGCGCCACTTTAGTGATCGAGGCGGTTCCAGCAATGATATCGTCAAGGAGCACTACCAGGATGTCGAGAACGCCGTATTCCTGACCAAGCTGCGTAATGCGCAGAATCGTCACGAAGGTGTTGCACCTATCGCACTGACCGACACTCGCGTCGGTAAGAGCCTGATGGAGAAGTTCAACACTCACTCCACCGTTACTGTTGGTACCGATCGTCTTGAGACGACCGTAACGACCAACATCGAGCGTGACATTCAGAACGAGCTCATCCTCGCTCCTATGTTCCGCGAGATTCAGATGAACAGCGCGCAGATGAGCTTCCCAATTGCTCCTGACGCTGGTTACGCTGAAATCACCAGCGCAACGACCGCTTCTGGCTCACAGCCAAATGGTAACGTTGACCCACGCGGCGCCGGCTACGGTGCTCCTTACCAGGGTATCACCCTGACCGAGAAGCTGTTCAGCACGGTCAAGATGATCGGTAAGGGTTACCTAGGTAACGAGACCGAAGAGGATGCGATCATTCCGATCCTGCCTCTCATCAAGGACGCGATGGTCCGCTCACACGCTCGCGGTATCGAGAACCTGCTTCTAGCCGGTAACACCACCCAGGGTGTCTACACTTCTGGTGCTTCCAATGGTCTTCTGAAGTTCGCTTCTACCGCTGGTCGCACGGTAACTACCGCTGCCAGCGACACCAAGCTGACCGCAGCTATGCTGTTCCAGCTTCGCCAGGTAATGGGCAAGTACGGTCGTGATGCTCGTAAGATCACTTACATCATCTCGCAGGACGCATGGTACCAGCTTGCACAGGACCCAGAGTTCCTCGACGCCGACGTAGTTGGTGCCGATAACGCTGTTAAGCTGACCGGTACTGTAGGCCGCATCTACGGTTCGAACGTAGTTGTCTGCGACGAGTACGCTCCAGCAGCTTCCGGTAACTACTTCGCTATGGCGTTGAACACCGCTAACTTCGTAATCCCACGTCTCCGTGGTATGACCGTTGAGAGCTGGTATGACGTTGAGAACCAGCGCACTGTTCTTGTTAGCAGCCAGCGTCTCGGCTTCGACGAGATCATTCCTAATGCTCCTTCAGTCGTAGGTATGAAGTACGCCTAAGACCAGTTCGGGTGGGGTTTCGGCCTCACCCGAGGTTTTTATTAGATCATGAACCTTATTACACTCCAAGAATATAAGAGCTACTACGGTTTAAACAAGCCGGATAACGATGGTAAGCTCAACCAGCTTATTTCTTCGGTCAGTGCTCTAATACAAACCTACACAGGCAGACAGTACGATGACGGCACGATGGTCACCGAGACCATTTCGCTAGACTATGATACTGACACAATCTTCCTAAGCCATTATCCAGTCCAGCAGATCACTAGCATCTCTGAGACTGCTAGGTACACGACGGACTCTACAGTTCACGTTCCGCTCGTATATGAGAGCGACTTCATCCTAAATAAGGCTGACGGTACTCTTCTACGCCAGTACCGAGTAGGCGGCTTCGCCAACTGGCCGGTGTCCCCCGGCATTATTACGGTCAGCTACGTTACGGGCAACGCTACGGATACGGGTACTCCCGCCGACGTTCCCGCAGACCTTAAACTGGCAGCGATAATGCTCGTAAACTATTATGAAAAGGACCAGTTTGTTCAGGCGAAGTCTATTGCAGGCACGTCTCAGACAAACACTATGGTTCAGGGAGAGGACTTCCCGAAGCACATTCAGGTCCTCCTAGACAGGTACAGATGAGTAAGCAAGCGCTAAGCCGACTGCTAAAGGAGTTCTCCAAGAAGGAGGACTCCAACAAGAGTGTAGGCGGCAGCTCCAAGCCTTACCGCAAAGAGTATCTAGACAAGAACAAGCAAATCTTCGAACTCGGTACTGTTCAGCATATTGCGGACCAGCTCATAATCGAGATCGAAATGTCTGATCCAGATATTCTCATTGCCGGACACGTAACCCAAGCGGACATTAACAATGCTGCTTCGGCGCTCCGTGACGCGTTCATGGCTAAGGTTAAACCCGCCAATGTGCTTGATCCTGTAGCTGGACTCGTTACATATAATACTTACGATCCGATGGCGAAGAATCTGGCGGCTGCGAACAAGGTCGCCTTTGACGTCATTCAAAAAGCGGCGGCAAGTCGTGGCGGAAATGCGGATAAGATTAGCTCGTCTCTAACTTCCCCAGATCACGTACGTACAAACGCAGAGATTCGATTCTCCGACGTGTTCTACAACAAATTGCCCAATCCGGTAGAAGCTATCAGAAGTCTCAAGGACTTCGGTAAGCTCGACAACGACGCTTACGAGACCTTCATGACCCAGTACATGGACATTACGTCCTACTACACAAATGGTCAGAAGATTTTTGACCTCAGCGTTGGTGCGGAACTCAAGCTGCGATCACGCAAGGGAAATGAGGCGGCAGGAACCGAACTTACCCGCGCACTGACCGATCAGATCAAGGACTCGATCAACAAAGCGATCGTGAACCACAACTGGGCCGATCAGACTGGCTCCGACTCCTACAAGGAAGCTCTCATCAAGGAGCTGACCAACATCGTAGTGAAGGGCGGAGGTAAGGGCAAGATTGCAAAGCCTAACACAGCTAGAAACTCCGCTCGCGAGACGAAGAAGATTCCTGTTAAGGTTAAAGAGTTTAAGCCAAAGCCAAAGCGTGCTACGCCGAAAGCGAAGAAGCCCCTCATCAATCTACAGGCGATCGTAAACTACATCAACGGCAGGCTGCCCGAGGCGGTTCGAGCCAACATGAACGAGTCGACGCTAGTTAATCGTACTGGACGCTTCTCCGAGAGCGCAAAGATCGTAGGCGCTCAGCTGACACCGCAAGGCTTTCCTAGCCTAGCTTACAACTACCAGAGATCACCGTATGACGTGTTTGATCCGGTACTAGGTCGTAAACCATGGAACACGCCAGGTCGTGATCCCAAGAAACTAATCGAGAAGTCGGTACGAGACATCACTAAGGAGATGGCAATCGGACGCTTCTATTTGAGGAGAGCATAATGAATGAGCGTCAGTACACGAGTAGACGATACTCTATCTTGACGGCACTCGTGGCTAAGCTCAAAGAAATCGACGGCACAGGGCAATACAAGACCAAGATGTACGATAACGTGCACTCTAGACTGGTATTCTGGGACGAGATTGAAGAATATCCAGCCATTCATACAGGGCTGGGACCAGAAGTAAGAATCTACCAAGGCGGTGGGTACAAAGACCGACTCCTTACTATCAGCATTCGCTGCTACGTCAAGGAGGAAGATCCCCAGCGCGCACTCGAGTTACTCCTTGAGGATATTGAAACTGTAATTGAACAAAATGGCAGGTTGGCTTATCAAGATTCCTCAGGAGTACCTCAGATGACACAAGATATACTTATTGTAAGTATAGACACCGACGAGGGTGCGCTGGCCCCGCTTGGAGCGGGAGAAGTCATCCTACAAGTTCGGTATTGAAGATGCCAGGCACGAACTAATGTTCACGACCTAGGACTCTTCGAGTTGATAGGAGAATTTAATGCCAGTCGCAGTAGGTGCTACAAACCTATTCTTTAGCAAGGATACAAAGGTATACCTTGAGCAGGGTTCCAACATCTGGGAAATTCCTGTACTTAACGGCTACACCTTTAGCCAGGCAACCAACACCAGCGAGGTAACTCTTGCTGAAATGGCCGACTCTGCTGGTACTAGCCGTCGTGGACGTAAGATCTTCACCGACTCCTACGCTCCTGCAGAATGGAGCTTCAGCACCTACGCTCGTCCATTCCTAGTAACGGGTACGCCAAACCGAATGCGTGCGGTTGAAGAGGCACTCTGGGCCAACTTCATCGCGCCTAACGCTTACACCGCAGCAACCCCAGCCTGGACCACGGGTGTGACGATCGGCGCTACTGCGCTTGACTTCAACTTCTCCGGTTCTAACCGCGTTGCTCTCGGTACGTACAACCTTTACTTCGTACTGGGTGCGTCTAACGCTTCTTCAGCAAACTATGGTGTTGACGGCGATACGACCATCTACAAGATTACTGGCGCCGTTGCTAACGAAGTTACAATGTCATTCGACATTGACGGTATCGCTACTCTAGCTTGGTCCGGTATGGGTGGTTCGCTCACCGAAGTTACAAGCTTTAACGCTGGTGCTGCCATTACGCAGGGTGTTGCTCTAACCAGCAACTTCATTCGTAACCGTCTGACGCAGATGAGCGCAGTCAGCTCTGTTTCCGGTTCGTCTAAGACCTACGCGATCACTCTAACGGGTGGTTCGATCACGATGAACAACGGTATCACGTTCCTGACGCCAGACACGATTGGTCGTGTTAACCAGCCTCTCGGTCACGTAACCGGCACTCGCTCCGTAAGCGGCAACTTTACTGCCTACATGGACGAGAAGACCAACGGTTCGATCGAGCTGTTCGAAGACCTCTCCCTAGCTACCAACACCATCACCAACGCGTTTGCTCTCGACTTCTATGTCGGCGGTAAGGCAGCAGGTGACGCTCCAGTTGGTCCAGGTCTTCAGTTCAAGATTCCGCAGGCTCACCTTTCACTTCCATCGTTTGACATTGGCGACGTAATCGCCGTAGACGTAGCGTTCAACGCACTTCCATCGTCTGTCAGCGCTACGGACGAAGTCTCCAAGATTTCGTATGTGGGTATCTAAACAAAATAGTTCTTGACTTTTAGGTCTCGAATTACTATACTACAAGAAACTTCGGGGGAGCATTTGTGCTCCCCCTTTCGTATCTGAGGTAGGGGATGCCAACATATAACTTTAAAAAGCAGACTAAGCTGTATGTTGTCAGAAACGGCCTCCGTTATCTTCTAGACATATATCCTGACTTATCTTTCTCTCAAACGTTCAACGAGACAAACGTGCCGGTAAAGACCTTGCACTCGCAGTTTGATATGTTCGAGGCAGCCGTTATTACTAACGCTAATCCAGCAAACTTTTCGTTCACTTCTCCCATCCTTCAGGAAGGCGATATGGACGTTCTGTTTACCCTGCTGAGAGACTATGCTACGGTAAATAACGAGGCGACGCTTAATACCGCCGATCTGTACGTAGAGAGTAATTCAGAAGTATACAAGCTAGAAAAGGCGGTCCTAGAATCTGGTACATTCCAGATTGTAAAGGACTCTCCTCTGACTCTGTCACTAAGTGGCACAGCCAGAAAGCTGAGCAAGTTCTCGGGAGATATCCCAGGAACACTTCAGCCTAGAACTACGCGAACTCACACAGCAGTAACCTCCTTGCAGGTGTCTGTCGCAGGTGTCGTTCAGCCGTATATTACAGCCGTCACTGTCGAGCTAAAGAACAATGTTCAATGGATCGAGGCGACGACTCTACAAAACAGTATCGGTATAAGCGACGCCTCGGGGACTATGTTTCCCGAGGCTTTTGTCGTTGGTTCAAGAACCCTGTCGGGTACTATCCAACAGTACATCACTGATGAGACTAACTCAAACGTTAACTCATGGAGAAATAACACTCCGGTTAACATTCAGGTCACAAATACTGGCTCCGCCTGGGCTCTAGAGTTCCTAGTACCTAGCGCAGTCTTTACCAACCGATTAGAAGCTCAAGACGTCTATATTCAGAGTTACGATTTTAGACTGAGTTCTAATCCTGTTTTGACTAACGTTATCAAGAAACGAACAATTTAAGGAGTTACATTAAAATGAATTTGAAGAACCTGATGGTGGACACGAAGTCTGCATGGGTGTCCTACCCTGGTCTAGAGGGTTTCACTGTTGAAGTAGTAAACCTCGGCCGCGAGAAGCTCGTAGCAATGCGCAAGGAGTGCACCGTACAGACTTTCGACAGAAAGACCCGTATGCTGCGTGACCAGGTAGACGACAAGAAGTTCGTTCGTGAGTTCACGGATGCTTCCATCAAGGGCTGGAAGGGCTTGAAGCTTCGTTACCTCGAAGACCTGATGCTCGTAGATATTAGCGCCGAGGACCCAGATAAGGAACTACCTTTCAGCGCCGAGAACGCAGAGCTTCTCGTATCTAACTCTGCGGACTTTGATACATGGCTGAACGAGGTGGTGTTCGATCTCGATAACTTTCGTACAGCAGGAACTGGAGCTCCTGTGGGAGAGGCTGGAGAAGTGGCAGCTTAATTTCGAGACTAAGATGACCGCTGATCGCTATCTAAAGATGTGCGAGCAGATGGGAGAAGAGCCTGATCCTGACAAGATTCCACCGGACGTCGCAGACTTTCCGGTAGACGTGCAACTAGCTATGAGTGTATTCAACAAGCTAGGGGATCGGGTCTTTCCCGATATTGGTTATCTCGGAAAAGATTACACACAGCTACCAGTATACATGGACGTCTATGGCGTTCAAGACAAAAAGATATTCCTAGAAACACTATTGAGACTAGATTCCAAGGTAATCGAAAAGTCGGCAGCTCAGCTAAAGGCTGAACGCGACAAGATCAGGCGAGAGAGCAAAAAGGCCTGAGTGAGCGAATAAATGGCAAACTCCGAATTTACGGTAAGAGTAAGAGTACAAGGCGGAGCCGACGTAGATGCCATTAAGAAGGCGCTCGCCGGCCTTGGAGCCACAGTCACGGACACAAATCGTCGTACTGCTGCTGCTGGAAAAGCGCAGGATGACTTCTTCGACACACAGAAGAAGGGTATCATCGGCACCGCAAACTCTACTAAGAGCTTTTCTAAGCTAGCGGAGACCCTCGGCGGAAATTCCAGCGGTATCGTAGCTGCATACGCTACGCTAGCTGCTAACGTGTTCGCTGTTACAGCAGCCTTCAACGCGCTGCGAGGTGCTGCTCAGGTAGAGCAGATTCTTCGTGGTCTTGACGCTGCCGGTACTCGTACAGGTCTTAGCCTTACAACTACCGCAAACGCGCTGCGTGAGGTAACTGGTAACGCTATTGATACCGAACAGGCTCTGCGCTCTACTGCGCAGATCGTCTCTGCTGGCTTCGACTCGAAGACTGTGGAGCGCCTTGGTGCGGCTGCTAAGGATGCGTCCTTTGCTCTTGGTCGCAACATGACCGATTCTCTAGATCGTCTGTCTCGTGGTATCGTTAAGCTTGAGCCAGAACTTCTGGACGAACTTGGTCTGATGACAAAGCTGACCGAGTCCAACGTGAACTACGCCCGTCAGCTTGGTAAGAGCGAATCTCAGCTGACTAGCTTTGAAAAGCGTCAAGGTTTCGCTAACGCCGTCCTGGCAGAAGCTGAACTAAAGTTCGGCGGATTGTCTAAGGCAGCTGGTGATGCTACGGCCTACGATCAGCTGGCGGCATCCTTTAAGAACCTAACGAACTCGATCTTTAATTACGGTAACATCGTAGGTAAGCCGTTGGCTAAGGTACTGACTGGCGACACGATGACCCTACTGGGTGTCATGGTGCTGTTTGGCTCCACGCTGAAGAACCAGCTTCTACCGGGTCTGGCTAATACAGCCGTTCGAGCAACTGCTGCTGCTAAAGCACAGCGCGACCTCGCAACTACCGCACTAGAAGCAGTTAAGACTAGCAAGGCTCAGGCTCTCCAGCAGCAGGCAGCAAATCTTGCTAATAAGCAGAACTTTGATTACATCGGAAATGTCGGTCCTGCAAAGTACATGCAATTCCGTGATGCTGTTAAGCAGGGCACAGCTTCTGTGCAAGAGCAGAACGCCGCTCTAAACAGTCTACGATCGTCTCTCCGCCTCCAGGAAGCGCAGCTCGCTAATCACAAGAGCTTTAGTGCGGCTGACCCTGCTAATGCAACTCGTCGTGCAGATAAGGAAGCTCGCATTGCAGGTATTCGTGAGGAGATTCGTGCTCAAGAAGAACTCGCAGCTGCTCGTACGGCTGGAACGCGTCTTGATGCAGAGGGTACTCGTGTAGTAAACCAGGCTCGACGTGACTCTATTGCTGCTACCTACCTCGCACGTTCTCAGGAGCAGAAAGCCGC